CAGGGCTTACCATCTCCAGGCCAGAAAAAGAATTTAACCCAGGCCGAGTGGGACGCACTTTGGAATAACGAGGCCGTAGACTGGCAACATGGAAGGACGATGCCATCAGCCGCACCACCTCCGACAGGGGGCCTAACATTTGGAGCGGGGAACGTGAATGAGTAAAAAACTTAACATGAAGGCAATAGCCAACGAAGTCTCCGGCGCAATGTTAGAGGGTGCCACCGACAGTCAAATAGATGCCGCACTCTTCAACGCTTACCCCTCACTCGCGGGCAAGAGTGCATACAATAAAAACGGCGACTATGTAGAAGGCTCATCTTATAAAGGTTTCCTGGTTGGAATGGCGAGGGAAAGAATGCCGCGGGGATCTCAGAAATATTTCCAGGGCCTGGCAAAAAACTTTTTACAGACAGCATCTTTCTACCAGGCTAAGAAAATTAACGCCCTACTCATATCGGCGAACCGGGACATACCATACGACGATGTCCTGGACGTCCTGGACCAGGAGGAAGAACAGTTTAAAGAAATGTACCCGGATGATTCATCCGCGGCTGAATTTGGCGGTGTCTTTACTCCAGCGCCTGTCGCCGCTGGTAATATGTTTATGAAGTTAGTCGGCCGGATACCTATCATCGGGAAGCTGTTGGCTCCCCGTGTCGGAGACACTGCCGGAAACGTAATGAAGGAAACACTAAAGGCAGGCCCAGCGGGAGCGATGGAAGCACCTCTCTGGACTGCCGGAGACTCCAGGTCAGTGGATGAATTCAAGCAGAGGGTGATCCCGGAAGCGATAACGGCCGGGGCCGGTTCCGCTGTGTTGACTCCCCCAATGATGGGAGTTGGTGCGGGACTGAGGAAGGGAGTCCAGGCTGTCAATAAAAAATATTCACCGACAGTCCCGGAGGGATCAAAACCGGCTGACAATGAGGCCGGACTTTCAGTCCTCGCCCAGCAAATGGAAGAGGCCGGGATTCCCCCTGAGAAAATACAGGAGGAGCTAAATAAGAGAATGAGCCTAGTAGAGCCAGAGCTGAAGGAAAATGCTCTGATGATGGACGTCTTTGGGCGTCCCTACACGACCGCCACTAAGAACACTCTTTCGATGGGTGGCAAGGGTCAGTCAAAAGGAATTGATAATCTTGAACCGTTCTTCAAGAGTCAGGTGGAACGGCTTCAAAAAATTTCGTCAAATGTTTTGACTGACTCCCCGTCTGTCGCAAAGTTCAGAGAAAAAATTGAAAATAAGCGTAAAGCCTTCGGTAATGTCTATAACAAACTCTGGTTTAAAACTAACAAGAATGGGAAAAAGAAACGGATCGTGATCCCCCCGACACTCACTGTCAAGGGAGCTGATGATCTCCAGCATTCCCTGGAGGAAATATTAGACCCTAACCGTCCAACCGTCCAGTTGGCTATGAAGAACTCTCAAGCACTTGCGGACGAGAAAAGGATCATTATACCTAATCACGCAACCGGCTACGACGCCCAGCATTTACATTTCATAAAGATGGGTTACGACGAGGCACTCTCAAAGTTTGGTGAGGAAGGTCTCGCGGGAGCGATGAGAGCTGAAGCAGTCCAGAACCAGCGGAACCTGATCAAGTTCATGGGAAAACACATCGACGGTTATGACAGCGCTAGAAAAAATTATGCTGAACCAGTAAGCGAGTCACGGGCCTTTAATGAAGGTTTCAACGCGCTGAAGAATAGCCAGCAAGTTGACCGCGTCCCGGAGATGATTGAGGCTGACATTTCAGACTTTCAAGGCCATGAGCTGGAAGCGTATAAGATGGGTGCGTCACGTTACATCGAACATTTTATCGAGTCAGGTATGAACCCAAGGTCCCGTACGGATAAGGCGGGGAAGTTGTCACAGTTTACCCTGGTACAAAAAATCAAAAATATCTTTGGCGAGGAACCTGGTAAGCGTTTTAATAATATAATGAACCAGCATTCTGAGATGGCCTCGAAGAGGAACATCGTTGATCCTTTCCAGGGGTCCCAGACACAACTCTCCCAGGAAGGGAAGGCGATGTATGACTTCTCTGGGGAAGGTACAACGGTCCCACTGTCAGGACGTGAGGCATTCACCAATCTTAACCGGCCAGACCCTGCCGCCGCTCAAAGGGTATCTAGTGGAGCAAAAAGCGCAAACGTGGACCGGCTCACATTACCTGGTAACTTACTCGAGACCTCGAGCGACATTCAAAAATTCCAGCGCCTCAAAAACTTACAGGGTGGAATAGATAATGTAAGACGCGGAGCTGTTCCAGGACTCATGGGTAGTCAATCTGAAGATGTAAAAGACTTATATAATAACCGCCGATGACAACAAACGTAAGGAAACGCAACCGCCCCACCGACAGCCAGCCAGGAATAGGTGACTACATCAGCCAGGGTTGGGACGCCTACTTAGACAGTGGGAGTCTACTCTCGCCAAACCATGATATGAACGTCGCCCAGCGTGAGCTTGACGAGTACAAAAAAAATAATCCCAGCCATACTGTAATGAATGACCCCGACGGTGTGATCCGGGGACTCCTCGATAGGCAAGCGGGAGCCGTCTCGTTTGACCCTGCTGACCGTGGACCGATTGGTTTAATTGGGAAGGTTGCTAAAAAAGCAAAACCAAAGGGCGGAAAGGTCCCTAAAAAACCAAAGGGCGGAGTCACAGCCGAGGAAGTACTTGCACTCTCAAGGAAAAAACAGATACCGTTTAGTAAGTGGTCCGAGCAGGACACTACCCCGAACTTGCTCGAGCTGTCAGGTAGCAAGCCCAGCATCCCGGACTATCCATCACCGCCGAGATTTTTCCCAACCGACAGGGCCGACATAGACAGGGTCCGCGAATTAGTTAAAAATCCCAAGGTGAGTCGGCGAGCTAAAAAATATGCAAAGCAAGGCGCTGAGGCACTACCTGATTCTTGGTATTCAACTAGCCCACTCTATGAAATTTATGTGCAAGAGCTTGGGGAAAAGTCCGCTAAGAAAAAATTTACACAAGACATGGAAATTTTCGCCGCGACGTCCCCCGTTTCCAAAGTTCCAAACAATATAAAGATTGGTTCGCTATACCAACACTACAACGCTATGGGTAAAGAAATTCCAGAAAATGTCAGGAAAGCGGCTGACGGGTTTCTTCCTGATCAACAGTTTCCGCCCCCTGGATATGGAGCCAAGACCCAAGGTAATCACCTTTTGAATAGTAGAAGGGTCCTGTCAGGCGAAGGAATGTCTGCACGGAAGAATCCGAAGCCAGTATCATTCGCGGCGAACCTAATTGGGAATGAAAAAGTCTTGACCGCTGACACTCATTATTTTCGGGCGTTGGGTATGTTTGCGGAGGACCCACGATTCTTATTGACCAAAGCTGAAGTGCCTGTAATGAAAGACGGCAAGATAGTACAAGTCGAAAATAAACAGGGGAAGCTAGTAACTAAAACAAAAGAAATAAATCCCCGGAAGATGGTTGAGAACGGGGAAATGACAATGAAGGAGGCTTTGAAAAAGCCAGTGTTTTGGGACGGCGCGCCAAAGGAAACTGAATACGCATTGCTTGAGCAGTACGGGCAAAAGATAGCTAAATCACTAGGCATGAGTCCCGCCAGGTTCCAAGAGGCTCTCTGGCTGGGTTCCGGCAAACTCACTGGACTACAGTCACCGCCTGAGCCTTTTATCAGGACGCTCGAGAAGCGTGTAAAGTATACTGCCGAGCAATTGGGAGCTGACCCGGAGACTGTATTGCGGCAGTACGTTCGAGGGGAGATTCCGTTGGCTGATATTGGGGAGGACCAGCAATCCCGGTACGGTGGACTACTGGCTTAGATGTTGTACATTTGTTGTACATTTTTGGCTATGTTGTACATTGTTGTACATCATTTTCGAGTATTTTCGTTTAGTTGAAAACCTCGCAATCCGTTGCTGTTGCTGGCTGGGGCGGCAGGGATCGAACCTGCGAATCACGGGATCAAAACCCGTGGAGTTTGCGCCGTGACCCGTTTGTACTGCAAGGTTTCCGAAAACGAAAAGTCAATGTTGTACATTTTGTTGTACATTTTCGTAGTATTTATTCTGGAGAATCGCTCCAGTCTCTTCAGTCGCCTGAGTATTAAAATGGGTGTACCTTTTAGTACTCGCCGGGTTCTTATGCCCAACGTGCCTCCCAATCTTCAGAAGACTCTCACCAGCCATAGCCAAATCCGAGCAACAAGTGTGCCTGAGATCATGGAAACGAAAGTTTGTGATCCCCGCACGTTTTAGTGCATTGTGCCAGGCCGTCTTGGGCGTAGTGGGGAAGACCCTGTCAGCATGACCAGAAGACATCTGTCTTTTCTTACGGTCAAGGAGCCACTGCTTTAATTTTGGGTAGGGTTTAAGGGATAATGTCCGGGAGGCGTCTCCGTTCTTCAGACCGCCCCGTATGACATTTTTATCCAATTTGAGTACTGTCTTGCCGTCCACTTCTTCCGTTCCCGTACAGGAACGATAAGCAAGAACCTCAGCGAAAGTAATTACCTCTTTCTCGAAGTCCACGTTCTTCCATGACAAACCCCTCGCTTCTCCCCAGCGGCAACCAGTATTCAGCGCGAAGTGTACGAAGTCGTGGAGACCCTCTGACTTGGATTCGTCGATGGCAATAAATAATTTCTCTCGCTCATCGTCGCTAAGGAACCTGACAATTTCATTGTTTTTGGGCTTCGCCTTCACTTTCTCCCAAATGAAGCCGAAAGAAAAATCATCGTCCATCCACTCCAGTTCTTCAATCACATAATTTAGGCATGACTTGAGTGCCTGACGATGGTTATTGTATGTCGCCGCTTTAATTATACCTGCATCGAAACCGAGTGTGCCGAGAGCATCCTTGACGTCGAGTCTCTTGATATCAACTAATCTTTTTGATCCTAGTTCTTCAGACCAAAAGCGTAACATCTTTTGATATCCACAAGCGTCTTTCAATTTTGGGACGGCTTTCTTGAGATACTCTTCAATAGCCTCGTCGAGTGTCCTGCCGACGGTGACCTTCTCCTCAACCTCGAGGTCCTCTTGAGCCTGGGCTTCAGCTTTTAAAATTTTCTCATATATGAAGTCTTCTTGTTTTTTGTCAGGTAGGTCCGAGAGCTTGCATAAAACTACTCTCTTTTTGCGGGTCACTTGGCCGACGTTCGAGCCAATGTAGGCAACGACTTTGACACGCTCTGGTGGGAGGCTCGGGATATCAGCGACGGTATATTTTGAACCATCGTCCTTGAACCTGGGGATTGGGTAGAGACCGTACCTTGCACCGTGGTCATTACCCTCGAACTTTTTTGTAATTTTTAAGTTAAGCATATTTTTTCCTATATTTATTTACTAGGTTTAGTCCATCCCCTAGAGCGTTGCTGTAGGAAATTTCAAAATTGAGGTCTTCCAAAGAAAGACGCTGGCCGATTTGGAATGCGGCACAGACTTCGTCGCCAACATTCAAAAAATCAATGCAAAAGGAACAAGACCTTTCAGCGTGGTTATTATTTCTCTCTCTCACGATCACATTATTTAACCGCATGATAAAGTTTAGTTGGCTTTGGATGCCAACATACCTTATGAATTCCGCGTCGTATTTTTTGGGAGTCCATTTTTCATCTTTGGGGGGGATTAATTTTATAGTCAAATTAATTTTCATTCCTAAAATCTCCTCGTAATATTTTTTCAAGTGAATTTATCAGACGTCTAGCGTCGCCAAGCTCACGCTCCAACTCTTCCAGACGTTCTGTATTTTGTTTTTTCCCAGTGAGTAACCACTCAACCGGGTAGCCAGCTTCTGCAAATGCAATTATATATTTAGCCGACAGCCGCTGATCATCTTTAGACATGAGCGAACCCAGTGACGTTGGCTCGACTCCCATCTTCCTGGCTATTTCTGCCTGGTTACCGCCATTTTCGGCAATAAACTGTTTAAGTCTTTTTTTAATTTCATCCATGGTAAGGGTTTTTGTAAGTGTGAAATGTAACTTGTGCGTTCTAGTTTGAAAAAATTGGCTCGTTGATTAAGCAGTGTTGCCCTGCTGTTATTCGTAAGGTCACTTACAACATATTTGAATCTACGATTATGGTCTGTCCAAAGCGCAACTCCACTTGGAAGTTTGTCACTTGGTGGTGGATGGAAATGTGTCCAACTTCCGCGGTTCCTACATTGGTGAGATTTCTGCGATTGGTTTAATTTCATTCTTTACTCCTTTGGTTATATTGGCGACTAATTTGCATATGCTTGAAGTTATCTTGCATTGACAAACAACTATTTTGCATATACCATCGTTATTACGCAGTGTTTTAAAGTTCTTTATAACGCTACGAGATACATACGATATATCAGGCTGGAAGCCTAGTCAAGCATTTAATTTTAAAAAGGAGAGTTAATGAATTTGAGGGAGAAAATGAGAGTCAGTGGAGTCTCACTCCGGGAAGTCGCGGAAGCAGTCCCGGAAGCAAATAAGACCGCTGTCTGTCATGTTTTAAATGAGAGCCTCGCCGTCTCGATCCGGGAAGCCGCTGAGAAGCTTGTGGCTGAAAAGACCGCGGACCTTAGACAAAAGATGGAGGCCATGTGACCGACTTCGACAGGGAACTACTGAAGGAGACTAACAAACTATTGAAATATTTTCACCGTGACGTCGAGAAGTTTGAGAAGGTCGCGAATAAATTAATGCCAGAAATAGAAAGGACAAAAACAATTGAACGCATGAAGCGTGAGCGTGAGATGTTTTTTTATAAATCAAAAAAATTAGCTTAATTCCACGGAGGGAAAAATATGAAGAGAACAACTTGCTTTGTCTGTCAAAAACCCTTGACAGGCATCAAGACAAAGTATTGTGGTGACGTTTGTTACCAACATTACAAAAATAAGAACGATAAAGAAATTCGAGCCAGAAGAAATGCTACTACTAGACCGCCCCGTAATTGTCATTATTGCGGAAAACAATTCCATCCTATACGAGCTGACCACATAGCTTGTTCTAAGCCATGCTCGTACGAACACTCTAAACACTTACAGAATCTTCGCCGCCTAACCAGGAAACCCCAACCACGGGTCCGTCCATTGGACGCTGGGATTCCAAAAGTGAAGCCAGCTCCATCTGAGCCGCTCAAGATTGAACTCAAGACTACAGCCGAATTCAATACTACCAGCCAATTTAGGGAAGCAGTCCTGGAGTACTTGAAAAATGGGGGAAAGATATCAAGGCTCCCTGATGAGCCTCAAGGGAAGACTCCCTCGGTTAACATTCCTTTCGGATACACTCCATCAGAACTATACGGTCACGGCCTGGAGTACGAATTATCAGTGGAAGCATCAGTGGAGGCAAATGCAAGTTTTGCTTAACCCGGTCAGCAAGCCGAGACAAACCCGGTCCGATAAGTGGCGAGTGGGTGATAACGCCAGGCCAGCGGTCCAGAAGTACCGTGACTTTGCGGACGCTCTAAGAATTCACGCACTCAATAACGCATTCAACCTGGGGGATAAAGTTTACCTGGAATTCCATATTCAAATGCCTAAGAGCTGGAGCAAAAAGAAAAAGATGCAGAACGTAAACACGCCGCACCGTGTCCCTAAGTCCAAAGACATAGACAACCTGATCAAGAGTGTCCTGGATGTTCTCCGCCCCGATGACGATGGCTGTATTCACCACTGTGAGGCCAGGAAGTTCTGGGCGGCAGAGGGGCGGATCGTAATCGAGAACAAGAGTTGAAATATGCCAGGACGTCGTCTCCCCACACTCGAGGAATTGACTGCTGACGATGATGACGTCGTTCAGATGTTATTGGAATGGCAGTCGGTTTTCCCGGTCAGCGACATACTGACGGAGGATGACAAAAAACGAATTTTAAATTACTACGATAACGCACAGGACGAACTGGATGAGTATTGAAATAAAATTGACAGAGAATGAACAGCGGCTCGCAAAGTTTATAGCCAGGTCCAGGTACGAAAATGCCAGGGCAAATAATGTTAAAGATATGAAAATGGGTGGCCAGTCAAACGAAGAAACAGACCTCGAAGGTTTTGGAGCTGAGTTAGCTTACTGCAAATTAATGAATTTATTTCCTGACCTGGACACCGACAGCTATCCAAATTTTGATTGTATTTCGAGGTTTGGGGTCACGATTGATGTCAAGACAACTAAGAGAAAAAACGGTCATTTATTGGCGACCCTAAAGAAAAAAAATAATCCGCCGGACAAATATGTCCTGGTCGTTGGGGAGTTTCCCAGCTACAAAATTGTCGGTGAAATTGGCTCCGAGGAGTTCCTCCAGGACGTCAATATTAAAGATTTTGGGAGGGGCCGAGGGTACGCTTTGACCCAAATTGAGTTAAATCCAGTGAATATATGAAATGCCCGAGAAACTACTCAGATCGCCCTGTAAGGCAATTAAGTATATTTGTATACAAACGTATGCTGGTGTATACAATATTGTAGTTTCCGTTAACCGCAACGGTTTGCGAGGCATCAAATTTAAAACTAAAAAGGGGAGAGCAATGGAACAATTAGAGTTAGAATTGGGAAATTTTAAAGTTTTACAGGCGATAAAAAAGTCCCAGGAAAAACGAAACGAGGAAGCCAGAAAAAACTTTTTTCGTTTCTTCAAATTCAATTTTAGGAAAAATGCCAGGCATAAAAAATAGAGGGACGCAAGTCCATATTTCCAAGAAAAAATATAATCGAGGGAGAGAAAACATGATTGAAAAAATATCCACCCAGACTGAGCTGATGAATCGGATCAAGGGTGTCAAGGAAAATTATAAACCAGAAGCTGACCAGGCTGTGAGGATGGCCGGGATCGGTGGGAGTGACGCCGGAGTAATTATGAGAGTCAACCCCTGGAAAAATTTAATCCAGCTCTGGGATGAGAAGGTCGGAAATTCTGTAGCACCTGACTTGTCTGATAATGAAAAGATACGCTGGGGCGTTTTACTTGAGGACCTGATCTGCCGGGAATACATGACAAGGACGGGCCGTAAAGTGAGGAACGTCAACAAGACATTCCGGCACCCGGCTTACCCATATATGCAGGGACACATTGACCGAAAAATCGAGGGTGAGAATGCTGGCCTCGAAGCGAAGGCGGTCGGACTCAGACAACAAAAATTTTGGGAGGCTGGGCCACCAGAACACTACCGCATACAAGTCATGCACTACATGGCAATTACAGGATATGACTATTTTGATGTTGTCGCCCTGGTAGGTGGGCAGGAGCTGGTGATTCACCGTATCGATAGAGACGAAGAGCTGATAGCGGAACTGATAGAACGTGAGAAGGAATTCTGGGAGCAAGTCCAGTCAAAGACTCCTCCCCCGCCAGTAACAACCGCGGAGACTGCTTTGCTTTACCCGACTGGTGAATCTGAAAAGGTTGTGTACCTTTCGACCGACATGAGTGACGTGCCTGCAAAATACTTTAAATTGCAGGCTGAGAAGAAGAGTATCGACGACCAGCTCGATGCTTTAAAGACTCGGGTCCAGGATAAGATGAAGGACGCATCTTACTTGGAAGACTCCGAGGGTGAGAGGGTGGCTTCCTGGCCAACCTATGAACGGTCCTCTACGGATCTTAAATCAATCGAAAAAGCTGAGCCGGAATTGTGTGAAAAACATAGGAAAGTTTCCTCATATCGGCGGTTCACTTTTAACACTAAATATAGGAGAGAAAATGCCTAGTAATATCTCTCTCGACACAATCGTGTCGGGGAAACAGCTCAAGCCGATCCGCGCATTAATATATGCCGCGATTGGTGTGGGCAAGACGCACTTCGCCGCTCAAGCGCCTGGTGTGATGTTCCTGGACTTCGAGGGCGGCAAGGCGGAGTTCGATGCTCCATCATTCCCGCTCTATGAGGACGCTGTCACATTCGAGGATGGACTCCAGGCACTCCGGGTTATTTATGAGAATCATAAGAAACTCGGAATTAAGACAGTGTGTGTGGACTCAATAGACTGGCTCCAGAATAAAGCATGGGCCGCTATCTGTAAGGAACACTCAGTCGATTCCATTGAGAAGCTACCTTTCGGTAAAGGCTACCAGTACAGCCTCAGTCTCTTCCAGACTTTTCTCGCTGGACTCGATTCGCTGAGGGCGTTGGGCCTGGATATTATCCTCCTGGCACACTCCCAGGTCGTGAGAGTAGAGTCTCCAATTTTAGACCCCTACGACACTTACACAATTAAGGTTGATAAGCGCTTGAGGGGGACATTGTTGGAGTGGAGTGACCTGGTCCTCTTCGCAGAATTTGAGACGTTCACCCGGAAAGCCTCCGAGAAGTTTGGCCAGGCGGTCTACAAGGGTACATCCACCGGCAAGAGAATCATGCACACTACAGGACAGGCGGGCTTTGAAGCGAAGTCCAGAATTAATATACCGTCCCCGCTTCCACTCGATTGGGCGGTCCTTAAAACTGAAATCAATAACGCAAGAAAAGGAGAGAAATGAACTTAAATTTCGATTCAACTTCAATAGCAATCCCGGAAGAGCAAAACTTTGACGCTATCCCGGAGGGGAAATATGTGATCGGTATCACTAACACTGAGGAGAAGATGTCCAAAGCTGGCAACAGATACCTCAACCTACAGCTCCAGGTACTTGACGGGCCGCACAAGAATCGTGTCCTGTTTGATATCATTAATTTGTATCACCCAGACAGTGACGTCAGGGAGATCGCGGAGCGGACCCTCAAGAATATTTGTGACGCTGTCAGGGTACTGAAACCTACCAGCTCCGAACAGTTGCATAATATTCCGCTCATGGCAGTCGTTGCAGTAGAGACTGACTCACAGTATGGCGACCAGAACCGAGTTAAAAAGTATCTGCCGTTGTCATCGCAGGAGTCTCCAGGGAGTGCGGCTGAATCAAGCGCTAAGACGATCAACAAGATCCTCGACCTCCCAGCCAAGGGAGACCCTCCACCGAAGAGTACTGAAGCCGTAAAGGATGACATTCCATTTTAATGGCTGACTTACAAACGAAGACGTGCCTATCTTGTAAAAAAGAATACATCCCAAACCAGCCGTCCACTCAGCTCTATTGTGGACGGTCCTGTAAGGAAAAGGCACGTTCTATTAGATTGATAGATGAGGGAGTCCCCCGGAAGGGGGGCTACAGTAGGTCTGTATACATCCGGGTATGGATGCGGAACCGTGGGGAGAAAAATTTCAAAAGCCCCTGCACATATTGCGGCCGAAAATTATCCCTCGATGATAAGTGGACACTCGATCATATTATCCCACGCGGGGAGTTAACCTATGACCAGATTAAGTCTGAGGAATTCCTCACGTTGGCGTGTTGGGAATGTAACCAGGCAAAGGGAGATATGCCTGTAGAAGAATTCCTGGGGAGAGAAAAAGATGAATAAATTAGACAAGGAAGTCGCCGCCACTGAGGAAAGAGTCAGGGCCGCAAAAGAATACCAAGAGTTTAGAAAGAAAAAAGCAAAGGATGGCTATAATTGTTACCTGGCATATATGAATTTAAGAATTAAGGAGAGAGAATAATGCAAATAAGTTTATTTCACAGTGCAATGTCAAAATTGCCGGCGGTCGTTGACTCGGACGAGCTGTTTGAAAATATTAAGGGAGGGAAATATAAGCCCGTCATTGAGTCACTACGTTCGACGCTCGAAGAAAAAGGGAAGGCTCAATACGACAAAGAAAAAAAGGAGCTGTATGCAGTCACGTTGTCTGGATTATTCCGGGGACGTACCGCGGAGACAATGGTCCGTTACTCAGGATTACTCCAGGGAGATATCGATAATGTCGAGGACCCGGAGACTCTCAGGGACAGTATAGCCCTCGATCCGCACGTTAGGGCGGCGTTCGTCTCTCCGAGTGGGAGGGGGGTCAAGGTTGCGATATGTGTTTCCCCTGACCCAGAGCATCACCAGGAGTCGTTCCTTGCCGCTAAGGCCCATTTTAAAGACAAATTTTTAGTAGATTTAGACAAATCCTGCAAAGATATCGCCAGGTTGCTGTTTGTCTCCCATGATCCAGGTCTGAAAGGAAATGAGGATTGTGAGCCGCTACTCCCTGGAAAAAAGACTGAAGAAAAAGAGATATTTTTTGATTCAACGAAAATATTTGAGGACCCTACAAAAACTGACTACGAAAAAGCTGAGTACGCCCTGGCAAATATTGACCCGGATGATTACAAGACCTGGTTTAGCGTCGCTTGCTCACTAAAGTCGATGCTCGGTGAGCAGGGCTTCCATCTTTGGGACGCCTGGAGCCAGAAGAGTCCAAAATATAATCCAAAAGAGATGAGGTACAAGTGGGAGACTATCTCACAAGCTGGGGGGATCACCGGGGGGACCGTGATCGGCCTGGGGGGAGTCGAGGAACTACCGCCAAGGCCCAGGAAGAAAAAGAGCGAAAAGAAAAAAGAAGAAGTAGTTAAGCCGCTCGATAGGTCACTACTGAGACCGCCAGGATGGGTCGGGGACTGGGCTGAGTTTATTTGTCACAACTCGAGGTATCCCCAGCCTGAGCTGGCACTCGCAAACGCGCTGACTGTAGCGTCATGCCTCCTGGGTAGAAAAATTAGGGACCAGTCGGACGTCAGGCCAAATATATATATTATTGCAGTCGCTGAGACTGCTATGGGCAAGGAAGCCGCCAGGAAATATACTAAACAGCTATTCTCTGAGACCGGGATCATTGGATTCGGCGGTGAAAAATTATCCTCGAAGACTGCGATTGAGCGGACACTCTCGGCGACACCAAACGCGCTGTACTTGATCGATGAATTCTCACACTACGTTGCGTCACTACTTAACGAAAAGTCAGCGTCACATTTAAAGGACGTGATGACGTGTTTTATGGAACTCTACAGCTCAAGCACAAGCACATACTTTGGCCAGGACATGGCGAACAGAAAGGGAGACTCTGATAGGTTTGTGATCGACCAGCCAAGCGCAAGTATTTACGCGACAACGACTGGAGTGATCTGGGACCAGCTTTCCTCGAGAGCCTTGAGGGACGGGACGCTCAATAGGTTCCTGGTAGTGACTGCACCAGACTCACGGCCCAGGATCAACGACTTTGAGATTGTGGATAAACTACCGAGAGAAATAACTAACCTGGCACATCAATTTTCTAATATGTCAATCAATCCTGGACTGTCACGGAGACACAATAACCTGGCGGAAGTAACGACGCCAAGTCCAAAGATTATTAGATATGAGGACGCCGCGAAAAAATACTTCCTGGAGTTCGAGGAAGAGACTCTCAAAAAAGCCGACAACCGGGCGTCAACGACTGGAGCAATGTGGGGACGTGCCAGTGAACTGTCGAAAAAGGTCGCGCTGATCATTGCAGGCACCAGGTTCGCTGATACAATCACTGGGGAAGAAGCTGAGTACGGGTGTGAGCTGGTCCGGCAATTGATATCGAATACTTGTGTGCAGATAGTCAGGTACTTGAGTGATAATGACAGCGAGAGAGAGTCTAAAAGATTGGAGCAAATTATACGGAATTCCGGGGAGCAAGGTATCTCTGCTTCGAGCCTAATTACAAAGACACGTTTCATTAAGTCCAGGGCGGCAAGAAAAGCCATGATTGATGACTTGTTCGAGTCTGAGCTGATTAACAAAGAAGAGAGGCGGGAGAACGGATCACAGAGGAGTACGCTGTACTATTTCTGCGAGTGAGG